GAAGCTGCGTAAAGAAAGTCGCGGCGGTCAGTGTCGCCGTTGCGGTATAGGTCTGCTTAGTGACGGCCATGGATCAATCCTGGGTAGGTGAGTTAAAGGGCAACATCAGCTGATGTCTTCGTAGGAAATGACAAGCTCCAAGTCGCCGGCGGCGCTGGCTTGGGCGCGGAGGCTCTGGCCTTCCTCCAGGTAGACGTATGCCTCGCGGGTGACCAGCACCTGCGTGGCGTCGGCTGGGACCGTAATGGTGTGGGCCAACTCGTAGCCGGTGGTGCCGTCCCAGTGCTGCAGCGAGATGTCAGCGGCCGCTGCACCGTCCACGTTGGAGCAGTAGACGCTGTTGATCTTCAGCACCTTGCCCGAGCCGGCGCCATTGCTCAGCGCCGCAGCCATCGAGGTGGTGACGGCATACCCAACCGTTTTTCCCGTGACGGTCGTAACGGAGCTGCCGCTCTTGATATTGGGAGCTGCCATGGCAAGTAGGGCGGGGGCATTGGACCGTTATGTGTTCAGTGTAGCGAGGCTTAGGACGACTCCTCAAACAGCAGCGGAGGGTCTTCGGTCCAGGACTGCCACCTGTTCCAGTACACGGGGGTCTCGGCCGCTGCTTGCGCGTACAAGAATATGTCGGGATCGTAGTAAGCCCAGTCGCTCCAGAAGCTTGCGGAACTATCTGCACCTGTAGGTGGCGGTGACGGCGTATCGGTGTAACCTACACCCCCGGTAAAGTCTGCGTCGATAATTACGCTGATACCGGGCGCTGGTGCGGAGGCAATACCAGCCGTAAAGTCCGCCTCGATTGTTGCATTGATGCCAGGAGCCGAAGGATAAGCGAAGCCACCTGCAAAGTCGTAAGAGATGACTTCGCTGAAGCCTGGTGCGTAGCCTGCGAAAGACACAAGGAACGTACCGTAGACTCGTGTAAAGTCAGCACGAATCGAACTGTTGTTAAACTTGTTAAAGGTTGTTGTCCAGGCATCGCAGATATAGTCGCCGGTGTCGCCTAAGGGGCTCTGCCACTCAAATGAAGGTGTGCGGGCCGCTCCACGCAAGAAAGCGCGGATGGCATCACGGTGCGCATTGGTGAGATTATTGAGTACGAGTGACCACTTCTCTGTTTCTGCGTTTATGCCAAAAGTTACGGACTGTCCGTAACCATCCCCGTATTCGGACCTACGCGCTTTGCTATCTAAGTTTCTTGATGTAGTGAAATCAGGGATCCATGTAAAGGCGGTTACAGGTACATTACTTACGGGTATGTTGGTTTGTCCTGGTACGTAGACCAGTTGAAACTCAGCGGAGATTGTTGTAAGGTGGCACGAGTCGAGGGTTAAGTCCCAAGTTGTGCAAATAAATTGAGCTGTTTCGTTGAAGGGCGTTACCCAGGTGAAGGGGGTTGTGCCATTCTGCGTGGCGAAGAAGCTCAGCAGATTAGTGCGATCGGTGGAGTTGCGAGCGGAGAATGTAAGCGGCCACTTATCTGTGAGAAGGTTTATTCCATCTTCGACGCGGAGTGTGAATCCGTTTGCCTCGTACCCACGGATGCGCGGCTGCGACCGCTCTTCTGCAGGAAAATCGGGTGTGTATGTAAATGTCGTCATCGCCGGCGACTGGAGTCAAGCAGTCCGCCTGGGCGTTGTTGCTGGACGATTTCCGCACGCACGGCTGCGCCTACGACTGCGCCGAGCGCTTGGCCGTTGCTCTGGTCGCTTTCGACCGCGGTGCCCTTGGCGTCCACGTTCACGTTGACGACGACGCCCGTTCCAGCGCCGCCTGCTTCGACGCCCAGCCTTCCGCTGGGGAGGCGGCGGAGCGGCATGATCGCTTCCGGGCCAGCCTCGCCCATAATCCCGAGGCGGCCGGCGCCGCCGTTGGCGAAGGGGAACAGCGTCGGCTTATCGACGATGCCGCCCATGGCGTAAGCGGTGACGTTGCGTGGGAACGTGCCACCCATGGCGAAGGGCACCACGTTGTTCTTGGCGAAGATTCCGCCATAAGCGAATGCCATGCCGGGGATGCTCGCAGGGTTGAAGGGCATACCAGGAACAAGGGCCGATGCTGGCGAGCCACCAGGAGCAACGGCGCCGATGATCTGCATGATGCTGCGCAGCACCATTTGCTGAATGATCATGCGAGCCGTATCCCTAAGGATCGAGGCGGCGAACTCCTGGAAGTTGGCGGTGCCGGTGGTGACGAGGCTGAAGATGGCGTCCTCGACGCCCTTGATGCCGGTCTGGGCGAGCTGGGCCGTGGCCTCGCGCATGGTGCCGATCGACTGGACGTAAGCTTCGGCGCCTTCGCGTAGGCCGAGGCCGATGCGCTCATCCTGTGTGAAGCGTGCTGCCTTCTGGGCGTCTTCATAGGCGACAGCCAAGTCTTTTACGCGCTGCACGTTGGAGTCGATCTGAGCGGTTAGCGTACTGTGACCCTGAATAAGCGTCTGTATCTGCTGCTCACTGGCCCCCGCAGTGCGGGCTCTATCTACAGCAGCTGTTTTTTCTGTCTCGGCTATTTGCCGCTGCAACGCTCCCAGCTGATCGACTTGGGCGAACTGTTCTGCAAGTGCCGGCGTAATGCCTTGCTGTAAGTAGGTTTGTTGTGCTTTGTAAAGGTCGTTTTGCTCCTGCAGGCGGCGTGTTTGCTCTTCAAGTGGTTTTACGCTATCTACGCGAATCTTAATTAGATCGAGCTGTAGCTGCGTAGCACCTTGGGATAGTGCGGCATCCTTAGCGGCGGCGCTGGATTCTGGAGCGCCCTTCGTTGCCGGCTGCACAGGAATCTGACGGATGTTCGGACCGACTGGATCGCCTACGCGGTAAGGGGTTCTGGCAATAAGTGTGTTTGTTAGTCGTGCAAGTACACCTTGTAGTTGGCCGGAGGCGACGTTTCCTAGGTTGCGGGCAAGCTTCGACGTTCCAAAGCCGCCTGGCAGCATAGCGCCTTCAAAATCCTTGCCTACGCCTGGTACGATGTCAGGCTGCTTGAATAGCTGGTTAAATCGCTGTTGTATTGTGTTAGGATCGTTATCCTTGCGGTACTGCGCTTTAATTCCTGATACACCGAGTTTTTGCAGAGCTTTTTCTGCGTACACACGCCCTTGCACTGCTTCCTGTTCAAGCAGGCTAAATATAGCTTTTCTGAAGTCAACGATAGCGGGACGAAGTGTACCCAAGGCGCGGTCAAGAGCACCGGGATTTTTGTTTGGCCCAAACTGCGATGTGTAGGCAGGCTCCAATGTAGCACGTAAACCCTGCTGAAGAATACGCAGTTGTTTATCTGTAAGGTACTCACTAAAGTCCTGCTGGCTACCTAAGCTCTGTCCTCTAGACGTTGAAAGACCTCCAGCCCTCTGCACGTTGGCCCGCATCTCGGACCACATGCGCTGCGCCACTTGTGTTAGTACGGCTGCGGGTACAGACCCAGCCACACGACTACGCTTAGTTTCGCGTAGGTTATTTTGAATCTCTTTCCATTGCGAACCTACGGGATCCCAGTTATCTATGATCTGCTGCATACGCTGAATACGTTCCAGCACAGATGTGTTAAACGTGCTGTTTACGTTGCGCGTATCCCCTGCTGCAGTGCGCTCCCACATGCGACGCAAAGGCCGCGCAGCCTGTCGCTGCATCCGTGTGATGGGCAGGGGCTGCAAACCTGCAATGTCTTCAAACTGTGGCTGGTCCGCATAAGCGGTAAAGAAGCTATCTGCAGTAACTTGTTGCTGACGGCGTGACTGCAACTGCTTACGGGCGTCTCTAATTTGCTGGTCAATCTCCATAATGCCGCGAATAGGTCGCTGCTGCTGCTTGAACCTCGGCGACTTTTCTCCGCCTAGCGCGTCAATAAGGCTATTCACCTCTATTGCAGTCTCTCCACCTTTACCTGGCTCCGCTACAACTACTCCTAAGGCTTCTGCAATCTGGGTGTTAAACACGCCTCTCTGTGTGTAGAGAGCCATTAGCTTGCCTGCTGCGTCCAAACGCCTAGCCGTCCTACCGCTGGCTTCATCCAGAATTTTGCCCACGTCGCGTGCGTAGGTGCGGTGTATATTGCCGAGCGTTTTAGCGTACGCTTCGTTAGCTTTGTTGATCTGGTCCGCTGTGTTTTTCTGGAAGTCCGCAACTGTGCGTGCGCGGTTAAACTCGCGGTCGGTGTAGTCTTCTTTTATTTTGATGTCGCGTTCGCGGGCTTCGCGGTAGACATCAGCGATGCGCTGTTCGGCTTCAATCAGGCGAGGGTCTTCGCCGGCCAAGAGGCGTTGCTGCCGAGCAATGTCCTCCTCAATGTCCGCCGTACCCCGCTTGCTTTGAGCTATCTCACGTTCCAGGGCACGCCGCTCATCGGCGAACTGGCGCTCCAGCTGTCGGGCCTGCTCCAGCGACTGCTTGCGAAGTTCCGCAATCTGCTCTTCGCGCTGAAGGCGTGCCTGTAAGAGCGCCTCCTCGCGCTGTTCAATGGCTCGCAGATAAGATGCGCCGAGTTTTTCTCTATCGGCAGTGTCTTCTTCAGTTTGGCGCTGTTTACGTTCTTTGTTTGTCTCCTTCTCAATGAGACGTACTTTTATTAAAGCCTCTTCTAGAATGCGAGCCTCTTTTGTAGCAGCGCTTATATCAGGAAGTAGGTCAGCAATAAAGCCGAGTCCTGCCGATGCAGCTCCTTGGCGAAGCGCTGTTTCTCGTTGTCCAGCACGCAGCAGTCTGTCCTCTAGCTGGGGAATACTTAGCGAGCCTTCCAATACCTGCTGCTGGTAATATCCGGCGCCAGGTTGTACAGCCTTCAATTCGATAAGTTTTTCTATCAGCTTATCCAGTCCCCTAATAGAGCGTGCAGCAAAATCTTGGAAGGCTGCACCGGCGGGTCCAAGACTATCACCAACGCTTTGCTGCAGTGCCTTCAGCGCGTTATCTAGGCGAGCACCGGCCTGTTCAGGGGATGCCGCAATGATCTGAGCTGTGCGCCCATACTTAGCAAGACTAAACTCCGTAAATTTAACAAAATCTGCAATCGTGACTTCGCCAGACTTAAGAGCGGCATCAAGACCCTTAGAGCTTCTGCCGCTTGACTCAGCGAATAACGCAAAAGCGCCTGCCAAACGTTCACCGATCTGGCCACGTAGTTCTTCCGCCGTAACCTTACCTTTGCTGAATACCTGAGCCGCCGCAACAAGCGCACCGTTGATGTCTTCGACGCTGCCGCCAGTAGCAAGTACAGATGCGGTAAGGCCCTTAAATGTGTTTTCGGCATCTTTAATAGAGCCACCGGAGCCTAGAACCGCAGCGCTAAGCTTAGTGAACTGCTGTGTAGCTTCGCGTATGGGCACATTAAATGTGCTGGATGTGGAGGCTACAGCGGCTAGAGCGGCCTTATAGTCATCAAATGACGTTACAATACCTTGCAGCGCTAGCTGTAATCTACGAACTTCGGCAGCGTAAGCAGCAGCTGCTGCTCCGGCCTGCCTAAGGCCCGCGACCTGCGCACCAAAAGCCGCGCCAGCGAAAGCGCCGCCCACGCCGCCCACGGCCAAGCCGCCGAGACCGCCGATTAGGCCCTCGGGGCCGCCAAAGATGCCACCGCTAAGCGCCGCACCAACGCCCTGAGCAAGCTGCATCCCGCTTAGGCGGCGACCCCCAGTAATGCGCTCCCGTTGTGCCGTGAGCTGCTCCAGCTTTTTGGATGCTGTGTCGAATGCTGGCGCGGTACGGCCAACAGCATTGCGTAGTTCGGTCCAGGCGCCTATCTGCGCTTCCAGACTATTTACGCTGCCGTTACTTGCTTTTGTAGTCTTATCAATATCAACATAAATGTCGCGCAAGGGGCGGCGTGCTCGTTCGGCAGATTTGCCCAAATTGTCGAATTGAGCGGCTAACTGTCCCCCTAGTGCTGGAGATACGCCTACAGCAGCGCTAGGCAGATCGCCACCACGTAGAACCGCACGCTCATCGAGGAACGCGCGACTACCCCTCGTGGGTGCTTGACCTTCGGATGGGCCAAACGTGACTTCAGTGCGCCCAGGGACTAGACGGCGGGCACCGCCGCTAATTGGAGCGCCCGTACCAGCGGCAGAGGTTTGGCCAGCCGCAGGTAGTAGCAGAGGAGTGTTAGCCACACCTTCACGTACACGGCGCCCCAGTTCCTCAATCGCCTGCTCCTGGCGTGCAACTGCAGCTCGGTTGAAATAGTTATCGCGTATGCGCTTATTAGCGGCGTTCTGCTCGGCTGTGGCAGCCTGCGTCGCCATAGTGCTTACATTACGATATGCGCCAGCAAGATCGTTAAGCTGCTTTTCTAGAACACGAACCTGGTTAGCGTTTTGTGCGTAGGCAGCACTGCCTTCGGAGGTTGTGGTATCAAGTTGCTGCATTTCTGCACGCAACGCTGTTATTACTTCCTGTAAATTGCGTGTACTGTTTGCTACGGTTTTGGTTTGTACGCCCATTAGCAGCGCTTGAGCGTAGCCGCGTGCCACTTCAGTAGACTGCCGCTGCACGCCCGTCAGCTGCATAAGCGTTTGCAGGTATTCAATACTGTTGCGGTCTAAGTTAGCGAGGTCTTGTTGCAGTTCCTTTATTTGTTGTGCGTAGGCAGCGTTTGTATTTGGTAATTCGGGCAGGGAGGCACCTTCAAACCCAAAACGACGTAGGTACTCAGGGTCTTGTGTTATTGCTGCGGATTCGCTTACGCGGCGGCGTTCCAGGATGCGTGGGGCGCCAGAAAGCTGATTGAGGCGACGTTGTGCCGTAGCCAGCTTGTCGGCGGATGCAGTACCTTCTTTAAGGATGCGATTGTAGTCTTCCCATTGCTTAAGTACCTTGTCTGGCTTTACCGCCAACATGGCGGTCAAGGAACTGTAATGCTTTCTGTTTGTTATTTCTCCCTGTTCTAAGGTAGCTGTAAGCCGCTGAATATCTGCGCCTAGCTGCTGGTGTACTTTGCCGTTTAAGGTAGCTTGATTTCTGAGGTCTTGAAGAGATTTTACATGCTCGCGTATAGATACTGCGGACTGCGCATGAGCCTTTGACTCATCGACAATAATGTCACGCAAGGCTGTAATTTGCGTGTCTGTAAGGCGTGACTCTTGGCGCAACTGCGCCAGGTCTTTATTTAGGCTTTGCCATACGTCGGAGCCGCGCCTAGCCTCGCCGACTAAAGCAGTAAAGGCGTCGGTAAGCCCCTTGTTAGCTCGGGCGGTATCTCCTAGTTCGGTTTTTAGCTCAAGCAGCCGTTTGCGAGCAGCATTAAGCTGATCATCCGTACCTCTTGTTACTTTTGTAAGTTCTCTAAAGGAACTGCGTAGCTTATTTAATTCCTCAAAACCTTGGATACCTAGCTGTACAACAATATCCTCAATCTGCTTAGCCATCCTACTTATCCTCCCCCTTAGCCAACGCGCTGAGAGCGGCAGTTTCCATGATCTGCAGGCCCTCCAGCATGTCGAGGCGGTCGTCCACGCAGTATAGGTCCATCAGGCCGCCAGGCATCAGCAGCACCTCGTATTTCAAGCCGAGGTAGCCCGCCGTGGTGGTGTTCCATTGCGTCTGCATTCTTAGGAACATCATTACGATGTCCCAATTTTCGTCCCAGACCTCGTAAGGGGCGGCGGGTTCGGGTTTCGCATCCTCGGGTAAGACTAAACCGAAGACTTTGGCATCGTCTTCGGTCTTATCCTCTTCCTGCTTACCGCCTACCCAGAACTCCGCCGCACCCTTCAGTTTCCCGACTTAGCGCCGTCGAAGGTCTCGGTGTAAGCCTTCAGGACACCGCGCACCCAGTAGGGGTCGTCGGCGAAGTCGGTGAGCGCTTCGATGGAGAAGGGGAGGTCGGTGCCGTCTTCGTCGCTGATGCCGTTCCAGCCGAGCACGACGGCTTTGAGCAGGGGCAGATCGCCTTTCTCGCTGAGCTTGCCGAACTCCTTACGGCCCAGGCGCTTGAAGGTGATGTCGAAGGTGCTGGAGTCGAACGTGCCGCCGTCAGCGGGTTCTTCGATGGTTACAGGCCACTTGAAGGTTTTGACCTTCTTGCGAACGAACGCCATAAGCTGTTCGGATGAGTTACTGGATGTACCGGCTTAGTGTAGGCGCTTTTCGCGTAAGCGGCATCGCAGCAAAAACCCCCTAAGCGGCGTGGCTTAGGGGGCTGGTGGTGCGCGGCGGCGTGGCTCAGGCGTAGATCAGGCGGATCTCGTCGTTGCCGGTGGTGGAGGGCACAGCGGTGTAGGGCAGGGCGAGCATATGGATGCCGTCCTGGTCGGAGTAGCTGGGCGCTCCGATGTCCACGCGGTTGGAAACCAGCGAGACGATGTTACCGGCGGTCGTTCCATGGATGAAGGAAAGATCGCCGAGAGCGTTGTCGGTGAGAGAGGTGGTGAAGTAGTCCTTCCCTGCGATGGTGGGTGCTTCGATCGTTGCGGTGCCGGACACCGAGCGATCGGTGAGCAGCACTTCCTTGGTGCAGCCGACGAGTTCGCGGTAGATGATGCTATTGCCGATGTCCATGGCAACCGACTGGAGGCAGCCGGAGTAGCCGAGGAGGTTGAAGCCGCCGCTGTTGCCTGCCTTGAAGACGAGCGGTGCGGCCTGGTCGGCGTAGGTTACGGAAGGCGCGGCGGTGTCGGTGGGGGCGTTGTAGATGCCCGTCATCGTGAAGTCGAGGGTCGGGATCTGGCCGACAGTGGTGTTCAGTGAGAACGTGCCACGGGCGCCGGTGAGCTTGTGGAGAACCCCGTCGATGTTGTAGTAGAGGGTTACCGAGCTGAAAGCGCTGCTGACGGGGGTGTAGATGGTCTGGAGACCGATGCTGTAGACGCTGGTGTTGTCAGGGGTGACGTCGCCGGCAAGGGCGCGGAGCGAGGCGACGCGGGTAGAGCCCACGTAGCCGGTGACGAGCGCGACGGTGCCGCTGCCAGTGCCGCCGGTGATGCGGATGATCTGGTTCTTGTAGGCGTCGTTGGTGGCGCTGGAACCGACCGCCAGCGTGATGCTGTTCAGGGCGCCCGCAGTGGCGGTGCCGGTGACGGCGGGACTGACGGCGGTCTCGGCGAAGCCGCAGGCTTTCAGGATCGAGCCGTAGCGGGGTGCGGTGCCGGCAGCGCCGCTTCCGGCCAGCTCGACGCTGAAGGTGCATTCAACGCGGACGTTGGCGAGCAGCTGCTCGGATGCGCCCAGGTAAGGACGAACCAGGTCACGGTTGACGCTCTCGCTCTGGACCGGCGTGATGTTGAGGTCACGGACCAGCACGGCGTCGGTGCCCAAGGGAGAGGGGTCGGAGCCGTAGGTGCCCTCGATCTCCGCCAGGAGGAGGCGCTTACGAGTGAGGAGTGCCATCGTGAATTACCTGGGGGTGTCTGAATGCTGCGTACGCTGCACAAGCGTCCGCTGGCCGGTTGAGGAGTCGAGGGTGTACGAGCCGCCTTGGCCGCTGTACTCATCAATAAGCATAGGTGCGGGCGCTTCAACAGATTCTGCTGCGGCTTCTTGTTCCAGCTCCTGCAGACTGTCCTCGGCAACTTCGCTGCTCAGGACATCCTCGGATGGTGCTGTAGTTCTTGCCATAAGTGCTTGGGGGCTGCGGCGATTCTACGTGGCGGACATGGCACAGTTTGCGGGCTTAGCTGCTTAGCGTGGCCACTTGCGTGCGATAAAGGATGCGGAAGTTGTTAAAAATTACGCCTACGGGGGTGTCGGCAGCTTCTAAGGTAAATTCGGTGGGGCCTGGTTGAATGTCGATACAGAGACCGCCTAAGGTTAGGTCGGCCATTAGTTTGCTGTGTAGCGATTCGATTATGGGATCGGCGGCTTGATCGGGCACTGCGTCGCGCACGATAATTACCACGCGCATGTTTAGTGTGTGGTCGAGTGTGGGCAGCGATGTGTTCTGCGTCGGCACGTTGCTTACGGGCTCAACGATGAGGGCGGCGCTCTCGGCGCGTGCCACAGGCTCGACGCGGCTGCGGTAGATGCGCGTGCCAACGCCAACGGTGCCGACAAGCGTGGTGCGCACCGCGCTAAGGATTTGCTCGCGCTTGGTTGTCATCAGCGCACCTCGGTGGCGACGAGACGGCCGCGACGAAAGCTGAGGTTCTCGGTACCGCTGTGGTTGGCGATTCGCAGCGCCACTTCATCGCCGGAAGCCATGCTGATCATCCAGTTGGTGACGAGTTTGGCTTCGTCGCCAGCGGAGCCGGTGAAGGCGCGGCACTCCGTTTGGTCTAAGGCAGTGCCGTTCTTGGCCAGCTTGATGCCTAGGACTTTGTTATTGCCGCTTGCGGTCTTGGCGTCGATACTACCATAAATTTGCATTAGACGAGTAGCACCGCTTGTGTTCTTTATGGCGAAGGTATCGGTGGTGCCGAGCGTCATGCCGCTTGCAGATGCGGTGTCGAAGATGCCGGTAAGTCCCGTGGTGACGTAGACGTCTTGGGTGGTGATCGTGATCGTACCGGCGTCCATCTTGCTGGCCTGGCCGCGTACCAGGTCGGTGTCAGCGAAGATGTAGGGGAGGGCGGTCCAAGCTGTTGAGCCGGTGCCGACTTTGATTCTGCGGGTGTCGGACTCGATGCCCACCTCACCGGAGAGGAGCGTGGGGTTGGCGGCGGTCCAGGCCGCTGCGGTGTCCGTGCGCAGTTGGATCTGGGCGATGGTGCTCATGCTGTACCCCCACTGATGTCGTTGCCATCAATGTAAGTGGTGGAGGCGGCACCGCCGTCGATCAGTGGGTTGAGCTGATCTAGGCCGAGGTCGTCGATCGAGACCCTCGCACCGTTAGCGCTAATCGGGGTGGTGGAAGTGCTGTGCGTGGTTTCCAGGTCGCGTTGTAAGGATAGTTGCGTGAACACCCCGTCGCTAATTAGGACGTTGGCGCGTACGGTATAGGCTGCGCCGTTTACGGTAAGTTTTGAGCCGTAGAGTAGGTCGCCAAACTTAGAGGATTCGCAAGTAAGTGTGTATTCGGTGCTGATTACTTGGCCATCGACGATTAGTTCGCTGGGCATGTCGAGGATGCCTAAGCCGGATGCAGGGCCTGCCACGACGCTTACGCCGAAGTCGGCTAGGTACAGGCCGGTGTCTTCGGTGATCATCGGAGGCAACGTGCGTAAGGGAAAGCCCAGCTAAGCGACGACGGTGCGCGGCCTAGCTGGGCTTGGTGGAGGTGCGGCTTAGCCGTACTTCTTGACGCCAAGGCCATTCACCGAGAAGGTGAAGGAGGGGCTGCTGGTGCCACCGATCGTGTAGGTGACGCGAACGAAGCGGGCGGTTTCATCCGAGCTGATCACGAGCTTCTGGTGCGAGGCAGTGCTGGTGACGCGGGTGAAGGCGGCGCCGGTGACGGCGGCGTAGGTGCCACCGAGGGTGTCGCTGGCCTCGACGGTCACGTCGAGGGTGGGGTTGGTGCCGGCGCTGGCGGCGGCGGAGTCGAGCACGAGCACGACATCGCCGTCGTATGCCTGCAGGTCGAGGCCGGTGGCGCTGCCGGTCGCGGTGCGAGCGGCGGTAGCGTGGAAGGACAGCAGCTCAAGCTTGTCGAGCGCCTGTTGAATGAGGGCCATTGGTCAAGCCTCCTCGGCGGTGGGGGTGGGGGTGGGTTTGCGGGGCCGCTTGGGGGCCTCACAGATGAGGGCGGGCTCTACGGCAGGTTCGGGAGCGGGCTCGGGGGCGAGCTGCGCCTTGTTCATGCCGATGAGCAGATTGGCGTCAGCGGGGGTGGCTTCAAGGATGGAGCCGGCGCTTACCGGCTCCCCCGAGACCATCACTGAGCGAAGGATCTCGATCCTCATGGCGATCAGGTGCCGAAGCAGAAGGCGCCAGGTTGCTTGACCGCGAAGTCAACGTCCTGGAGGGCGATGACGCGGACCGTGCCAGCGGTGGAGCCGGCGTAGGGATCGACGGTGAGGTCGAGGCCGGACCACATGCCCACGACGAACTGGGAGAAGTCGCCGAAAAGGCAGTCGTTGGTGCCGAGCTGGTTGCTCACGATCACCGGGTAGCCGTTGATCTCGTCGTTCTCGTAGACGAACTTGGCTTCGGTGCCGGCGACGCTGGTGCTCTTGAGGGCACCGCGGGCGGCGGCGTTGATGATGTAGCGCATCGAGCCGGCGTCGGCGTTGGCGGTGGCCACGTCGGTTTCCATGCCGATGTACTCGGCGAAGGTGCCGAAGGTGCTGATCGTCTGAGCGCCGATGCCGGTGGTGTTGGTCAGGCCCAGGGGCTGGTTGGTGGAGCCGGTGCCGTAGATGGCGGCGCGGTCCAGCTCAAGGGCGATGATCTTGGCCAGGTCGGCGCGGATCATCGACTCCACGTCGATCGAAGCCTGGAGCAGCAGGCGGCGGCTGTAATCGACGAAGGCGCCCACGGTCTTGGGCGTCATGTTTACCTGTTCGATCGACTGCTGGCTCTCGGTGGGTGAGCCGCTTTCGCCGACCCAGTAAGCGGTGGCGGCGGAGGATTGCCGGGGGATGCTTACGTTGCCTTGGAGGCCGCTCAGCATGGTGACGCCGGCTTGCATCATCGCCATGCGGTTACGCAGGAGGTCGATGAAGCTGCCGCTCAGCAGATCGGTGGAGACGAGGTTGCCACCGGCGGTGCTGGTGCCGACCACGAGGTCGCGGCGGAGCACTTCGTTGGGGATGACGATGCCGTTGGAGGAGCGCTGATACTTCTCAGCGGCGGCCTTGCCGACCTCGATCTCAAACGCGGCGGCTTCGCGGGCAGCGCGATCGCCGGGGGCGATGAGGTGGTTGAGGGCGCGGACGAAGGAGAAGCTGCGGACTTCCTTGTCGGTGAGGCCGAGGGCGGCGGAGTCGTCGTCATGGACGCGACCTTGGACTTCGACGCGGGTGCGTCCGATTTGGTTCAGCACGGCTTCGCGGGCTTGGTCGAGGGTGGATTCGTTGTCGATGAGGGTGTCAGCCAGATCGGTGCCGATCTGGTGCTGGGCGCACATGGCGCGGATGGCCGCAACACGCTCACGCTCGGACTGCCGAGCGGCGGATTGGACCTCCTGAACGTTGGTGGCTTGTTCCATGGATGGAGGATCTTGGGGGAAGTCAGCTCCGCGCTCGGCGGTCTGCTTAGTTTCTAGTGTAGGGGTTGACGCTTGATTTGTTTCTTGCGTCGTAAGTGGCGTGGGAGATGTGTTGGTGTCGTCGAGTGCGCGGCCCAGGCCAACGGTCTGGTCGGCGGGCACGCTTACTGAGGAGACTTCCAGAACGTTCCAGCCCACTACTTGCATGTCGCCGTTGGATGCTTCGCGCACATCGTTGATCTCGTAGGCGAAGGATACGTTGCGGACGATGCCCGCTTCGATGTCACGACGACGCTTGTATTCTTCGGTGCCTTTTTCGGTGGTGTTGGGGCTCCATTTCGTTTTGACGTAGAGGCGGCGATCGTCGCCAAGCCAGGCTTTTTCGGCGACGCCGAGCACCACGTCGCGGTTGTGGTTCCAGAGCCAGGGGCCGCCGTCGTTCATGCGGGCCAGGTCCATGGCGCCGTCATCGTGCATCAGCACCTCGCGGCCCCACCAGCGCTCCACGGGCGCCTCGGAGCTGAAGCTAAAGGTAAGCCCCGTAGTGGTGCTTTCTTCGACGCGGAGACCTTGCGGAGCTTCGCGCCTAAGCACTTCCTTACTGATGGCCTTGATGTCGATTTTGCCGTCCATGGACTTGCCTGTAGCGGGCTCAAAGGAAATGGGCGTGTAGTCGTGATCGCTAAGCCACTTCTTAGCTTCGCTTACTGTAAAGCGTGCGGCGTCGAATCGTAGGGCTTGGAGGCGCACGGGGTCGTCGCCTTTGATTCCGTAAATGGAGTCGATGCCTTGGGCGAAATCGTTGTTCTTGCGGCGGAAGCGGTCGAACTGGCCGGGGTCTAAGAGGCGGGCAGCGTGTTCGTTGGGGTAAGGGCGCTGTTCCAGGCTGCGGTCGTCGTCTTCGTCGTCCGAAGGTTCGTCGAGGGGTTCGATCTTGCGGAGCGTCGAAAACCTGTGACCTACGAGGGTTTCGGTTTCGCTCCAGCCGTCCTGCTTGGGGCGGTAGATGCGGAT